ACTTGTCTGAAATGCACCAACTAATAGCATAGCGCATTACTGAAAATTCTCCACAGACGGTATCTCTTATTTTAACTACAAATACGTTGTTTTCTTTAAAGATAAAGTATTTGTCAAACACCTGGTATTGATTGTTTCCTTCTAATGGAATAATCATATTGGTTTTCAACGAATCCAGGTCAGGCTGGACTAGTTGCTCAAGACGAACCAGTGCGTTTTTTATTGTTTGTTTTTTCATTTAAGTATGTAATGCGACACCAACCAACCCACTGTGGCAGTTAGTGTTCCAATAATTCCTAAACCCCAATTGATCAACTGAGAGTTTCGTTTTTCTGCCATTGACTGAATCATGACATGCATTTCTCTAACATCATTTTTAATTTCGTCGATGCAAACTATCATGCTGTCTATACGAGTTTCTAGTGCATTATACCGTTCTGCACAAAGCTCAACGTGCGCTTCCAAACTCTTCTTTTCAATATCAGTTGTATCCATGATTGTTTCCCCAATATATTATTTATTGTGTGCAGACTCAAAAACAATGTTTGTTCTAGGGATTAAAACGCCATCAAATCTATTTGTTTCTTCTAGATTAACCAGCATTGGGACGCCGTTACAGTCATAGTATAGTGCGCCCAAGCTGTCGTTGCCTAATTGTACAGCACTTGGCTGTTCAACTGTGAATTCAAATTCCCAAATCTTTTTGTCATTTTCTATCACTGTCACAGGATCAGTAATGTCCACAGGAGAGGTTCTAAGACTAATGATCTGATTAACTGTTTCCCAGTTTCTCTGTTGATTTCTAGCATGGTTCCAGTCATTTAGATTATTAATAGTTGTTCCTGTTTTTGTTGTTAACGGTATCTGCGAGGCTTTAAAATGACTTTTTATACCAGTTGGCGTAATGTCAAAATACGTATAACATCTTAATCTTATCATATGGTATTTAACGGCCAAAAAAAACCCTGGAATAAATCCAGGGTATAGATTAATCAGTAACTGATTAAGAAGTGAGTTTGAAGCCTGGGTTGTTAACAGTAGTACCGCTAACGTCAACACCAGTTACAGTACCGTCAGATGCTGTAATTTGTACGTTACCTAGAGCTTGCAATTGTGCTTGCAATGTAGTAGCAGTATAAGCGCCACTTGGGTAAACAGCGTAGCTGATCTGACCTGATGAATCGCCTTCTACTTGGTAGATAGCAATAGTAGCTGTATTCTGGATCGATTGGTTGATTTGAACAACAACACCTGGATTGAATACTGTACCGCCGCCACTGTAGTTACCTAGTTGTGGGCGAAGGTCAATTGCGGCTGAGCCGTCTCTTACCATAACGCGGAAAAAGTCTAACTTTGGACCTTGCATCTGCACTAGTGCATCAGCTGAAATTGTACCAATTTGACGACCGTTGTTGACGTCTAACGCAAATACCGGTTGCGCATCACCGTTGAATGGTGGAAAATATGCCATTTTAAAATCTCCTTATGTTTGTGGCCTTGTTGGGCCTGCTTTTATTTATGTCAATTAGGAAAAAATGGCTTATCTGGGATTGTTTTGTTGAGCGTTACCAGCTGAAAAAACGCCACGATTTACCAGTTTAACTAGACCGTAAGGGGTATTAACTACAAACCCCTCACCCTCGGCTTTGCCGGCTGTGGTTTGTTTTAATCCATGAACTTGTTGTTCAAGCTGTTGTGCCATGCCAAGCTTGGCATTATAAATTCCGTCCCAAATTTGTTGTAGGCCTGTGTATGCAGGGCTTGGGACAATTTTACCTGCTCGATCTAGAGTGAACAATTTGCCTGGCAAGTTGTCAGTTTTAGCATTGTATTGTCCCTGAACGTTGGGATTGCCAACCACTAACTCAGCATATTGTTTGCCGCTGGTATTGGCTTTGAGCCAGTTGTGTAGGCTAAGATTTGTGCCGCCGATGATGCGCTGATTGAAATAGGTTTGGATTCGCTGTCTAACTGATCCTGGGAGAGAATTTAATAATTCATCCACTGCCCCTCCGTATGCGGATACTGCTTTTTTGGCTGCAGAAAGATTGGGTTTGGATAGTTTGAATTTTGTGCCCAGAGTTGGAGTTAATATAGCTACACCGCCAGGCACATTTTCTAACCCTTGTCCATCCCATACTTGTGCTTTTTTGTCGCCTAGCTTGTTAAAGTGTTGATGCACAACAATGCCGCCTGACTTGCCATTGATAATCTGTCCTTCAGGACTATTAGCTGGAATAGAATATTGAACCAAATTGGGTCTGAACTGATACTCGCCACCGGTGGGTGTTAGTTGGCCTGCCCATAACAAATCGCCCCAGTAAAATCCTGGACCTTTGGTGGCGGCATCTAGTCCAGGCCAAATAGCTTTTAACTTGGGATATAAATCTGTTCTAAGATTACCACTTTTCTTTTGTTGATCGTACTTAATCCAATCTTCTGGGCTTTGTGCGGCATAGCCAGCATCAAACATGTACTTGTCCATCACAGACAATCGCCCATTGGGCAAACGACCAAAGATCAATGCAGGCTTACCGTCCCACTTGATGGTGATATTTTTGTCATTGCTAGCGGCAGCTTCTAAACCTTGTATAGCTCGTGATGCGGCTTGGCTATCACCCATAAAGAAAGCATCTTCAGGGTGTGGAATTCTTGGGTCTTTTTTAGCAGGCGTTGCTTCGTCGGCTTCGACCAACGGTTGCATGCCTTGATTAACAATTCTATCACGAAGTCTTGCAATAAAACTTGCATCACTTTCTTGCACTTGTCCAGGCTCTTGTAGGCCATCCCTGGCTAGATATTCTCTAAAATCGTGTAACTTGGCTTCACGGTCAGGATCTTTAGACAATGCGGCATAGATAGTTTCAACTGTGGCTAGGTCTTTGGTTGTAGCTGTAGGCCCAAGTAAAATTTTAGCCGCTTGGTCGGGTTCCATAGTCAACACATTTTCTGTGGCACGACTAATGATTCCTTTAGCACTGGCCTTGAGTCCCAGTGCTTTGGCCACACTACTCATTAGGATATTTCTATACATGCCCTTGTATTCGGAACCAGCGCCGCCACCTAACCAAAAGGTACCCCAGTCAAGGTTAGGCATTAACATAAAGTCTGTTTGTACAAACCCTTTTGTCGGATCGCCGGCAATGGGAGTTTTAAAATGTACTGCTTCACCGCTTAACTTTACCCAGTCTTTTGGGTCTTGTTTCATTTTAATAATGAATTGGTCTAGATTTGCTTTTAACTGTGGTTTACTAATTTCGTTGCTATCAACTGCAAGGTCAAGGTCTCCAGATGTGGGTTTTTTTCCTGTACTACCCAGCCAGCGGCGCGGGTACCCAGTGGATGGATCTTTGTCGTCGCTCAGGTCAAGACCTGTAACTCCCTCTAACCATTTAATGGTTGCTGGAACATCACCTTGACTAATACGCTGTGTTAATGGCTGACCCTGTGCATCTTTAAACACGTTGCCGCCTTCTAGCAACCTGTTGATCATTTTTTACCTTTAGACTCGACTACTGTTGTTTTTTTCTTTTTCTTAACTCTGCTCTCTTTTAAGTCAGTACCACCGGTTCGCATCCACATATTTCTTATGGCTGATCTTACAGCTGGTGCGCCAGTGGACCCATCGGCATCTGCAAACTCGTCAAACATCTTGGTAATTTTTTCAGCAAACTCATTTGGGTTTGGCTTTACTGGTGCTGACGGCGCAGACGCTGGTTCAGGAGTTGTGCCGCCTGCCATTTGTTGCTGTGCAGTGGTGGCAGCGGCCGCTTGCTTTTGTTGTCTAATTTGTGCAGGTGTTGGTGCTGGTGTAGTAGTTGGATTAGTCGCCATTTGTTGCTGTGCAGTGGTGGCAGCGGCCGCTTGCTTTTGTTGTCTAATTTGTGCAGGTGTTGGTTGAGCAGGTGTTGCAGGAGTAGTAGCTGTTGGTGTCGGTGTTGTTGCTGGTGGTGGTGTTGGTTGAGCAGGTGTTGCAGGAGTAGTAGCTGTTGGTGTTGTTGCTGGATTATTTCCGCCGCGTTGACCTTTGGGTTGTTTCTGTTGCATACGTGCGGCACTAGTTCTAACAGCCAGCGACTGAAATGCCGCAGGTAACTCCTTGGGAGCATTTTTTTTAGATGCAACATACTGAATAGCCTGATCTACCCGAGCCTTGCTGGTCGGATCAAGTTGACTCATCTGACCACCTAGCATAACTTTATTAACAAAATCAGAAAGATTAGCAGTATATTCCTGATCGCTAATAGGTTGTCCCATATTAGCACGTTGCAGATTTACGGTCTTATTAATCCAATTTTGGGAGGCAACTTGTGCCAATTTTTTCATTGACTCGTCGTTTTGCATGGCCTTGATTCGTTGATCGTAGCTCATGTTGGCCAATGCAGGATCACGGCTTATAGCCGCTTTTAAATAATCCATAACACCTGCTTCGTTAAGTGTAGTTAGCTCATGAATTTGCATTTGTTCTTCTCACTGTTCTAGTAAATTTACTTGGATCTTTGTCCCGCATAGCATTGAACAGTTTACGAATTAGATTTTCTGACTGCTCAGGTGTAAATGATGACTCGATTTGTTCAATCAATCTTATAGCCGATGCTATAACGTGGTCAGCGCGGCTTTCAATGATATAGCGTTTATCCTGATCTTTATGTCGATCATGGTATAAACCATCTAATTCTTCAAGAATACTACGTGTTTTCTTTTGCATACTTTGCTCAGGACCTTTAATAGTATTTATTGACTTTTGTTTTTTAGTTGTAACAGGGCATCATTGCCAGTTATAAACGGGGTATCTGAATCACGATGCCAGGTTGTATTGACAAACGGGATTAATAATTGTTGTACATCTATTGGTAGGTTGGCAATTTTGTTATCTATTGCTGTTGTTATCCCGCCGTTTAATATTAAATCTCTATTTTTTAAAAATCGAGGATAGCATTGTTTGCGCAATTTTTTGGTTTTTTCTAAATTGGTCAGTAATTCAATATTGTCTGAAAACGCTCGATAACAACGTTCTAGCAATGTATCACAGTACTGATAATCATGATTAACAATATCATCAAAAGAGTCCAAGCCCATTTTTTTAAATTCATCAGCTTGCCAGGCACCGCCAATCCATATTGGAAAGTTTAATCCCAATATAGAATAAAGAGTTTTTTCGGTAAAGATTGCGGCACGTTGATATGAAAGACTTTCTGAAATTAACGCAACAGCTGACGTTTCAAACATAGTATGCAATACATTATCCCATGTCCATTTGTTTCCGCCATAAAATGCCGAGGGAGATTTATATTCTTCCTCAATTGGTTGTCTTCCATTAGCTGGAAATGGAATAAATTTTTTATCAATTTTAATTGGTTCTAATAAAAAAAC